CCTAGTCCCTTTAACGAGAATTGGTCTCGGTTTAAAAACCCGATAGGCAACCACAAACGCTTGCCTCCCGGACGATAGATCTTGACAATCTCCGCAGGATCCCTTATAACTCGACCATCCCTGAGGATAGAAGGTTTAAGGAATCTACGGGTATTGGCTAAAGAAAGACGTAAAAGCCTAGCCTGCTTACGCCTTGACTTTATATTAGCGGCTCTGAAAGAGGGTGCCAAACGCACTGCCTCCTCATATCGAGCCCTAGCCAATGCCTCGTCCGAGACTTCGCCATTCTCCCAAGCCAAAGCTAGGAACAATGGACCGATCTCCCTCTGAACGGTCAACATCTCTTCTGTCGGTTCTTCGATACGACGACACTCCCAGCCCTCAGGAATCCGAAGATTCGAAGAGGCCTTAGGAGAAATCGGTAGCGGGTCTTCCTTAGGGAAGGAGAGATAAAAGCACTCTCTTCTCCAAAGATTACACGCCATGAGGGATTGATAAGGCATCACCATATCAAGACCTCTCGTAACGCTGCGTCTCGAAGCAACAACGTACTTCGTGTTAAGACGAAGAAAGTGAGTTCCTAGAACCACTCTCTTCCTCTTCGAGCAAGGATAGTCTTGGAGAACTCTCTGCCATCTACCCCGTAGAGAGTAAACGCCATCCTCGACATCCTTAAACCCGAACGCAGTTGAACGGATAGACGGTACCAACTTCACAGAGGAACCCCTTGCTGCGAACAGCTTGGAGTTCAACGAAAAATAAGTACTGTGAACCATGGTCTTTCCCCTACTGAGCACGAGACCTGATCCCTTCACTCCGTTCATCCATTTCTCTGCTGTCTCCTTGCTAGCACGGAAGACAATATCGTCACCGTTAATCTTCACGGGAATCTCTCCTCGGCGAGACTTCGTGTAGAAACGGAAAGCCAAATAATTGACGATACAGAGTAGTGGAAACGACAGAAGATTTCCCATAAGTTGTCCACGCTTCTGCAAGTATTCCTTCCCCTCAAAAGAAAGGACGCCCTCCTGACTTGCAGAAGCCAGGTCACGGATACCCTGGGGTACCCAAGATGCGTTGTCAAGTAGAGATGAAAGAATAGCTTTCTGAACCTCCATGGAGAGGTTGTCAGTCGCTGATTCGTAATCTCCACTGACAAACACCTGACCTGGCACACGGGTGAAATCACGAAATGACTTCACCTTGGCTTCGCCTCGAAGTAACCAATCGAAGCGGGACAACCGGTTGTAGATAGCTGTATTGAGAGGTTTAAGAAGAGACATACGGCAGTCGGCGGAGGACACAATCCTCCACTTCCCTCCAGTCTCAACAGCAGCCAGACGAGACGGTAGTAGGACCGGTTCCGTCTCACTGGTCAGCACTCTCTCTACGTACTTCATGTGACTATTCCAAGAAATGTCAGATGAGAGCACATACTTTCTACAACCCCCCTTAGACCGGCTCGACTGAGCACACGAGCTCCTAGTCAAGCAGGAGGATAGCGCGGCACTGGGATAGAGTTCACTATCCCATCCCGGCGGGAACATCTTACCAACTTCGCGGCGAGCGAACTCGACGAAGTTGGGGTCACTAGGTGCTCCCTCGCGACTCATACGAATCGCGTAATCCTCCACATCCGGCTTCTGGGAAGACAATGTTTTCCGGAAGAGGAATAGTGACATCGCGATGGACATTCGAGTATCACTCGAAAGAACACCGATGGAACGACGCCACGGATGATCC